CGGCTTCGGCAGAGCCGGTGGCCTTGGAGGCTTCAAGCTCGGCGACCTTGGCGTTAGCCTCGGCGAGAGCGGTTTCAAGTTCCTGAACCTTCTGGGCGTGGGCAGCGGACTCGACCTTGAGGGCTTCGAGTTCAGCGGACACGTCAACGACAGAGGCTTCGACCGTCTTGCGGAGGTCGTCGCGTTCAGCGGTAAGGGAGACGACAGCGGCCTCGGCGGCCTTGAAGCGTTCTTCGATGGTCATATACTATTGCGGGGCGGGTAAGGTTATGCGTCTTGCTCGAAAGCGACTAGGGCTTCGGCAAAGGATGAGGCTAGGCCAGTGATCAGGTTCTTGCTGGCGGCTTCGCGGCCAGTGAACACTTGGCCTTCCATGTCGTCGCGGGACGCCATCGAGCGCTTGCGGAGGACGGTTTCTTTGAACTCTTCGTGCATGGCTTCAATGGTTTCGTTTTCCATCTCGCGCTGTTCGTCCGTGTAGCCTTCGCCACCGATGTTGGGGGCCTTGTATTTGCCAGCGCGGAACACCTCGACCTTGATGCCCATGTTCTTAAAGGCTTCCTCGTAGGACTCGTCCACGGCGATTACACCGATGGAACCCACGACAGCCGAGGGGCTGGCGTAGACGTAGTCAGCCTGGCTGCCGGTGTAATATGCCCCGGAGGCCATAAGCTTGCGGGCGTAGGACATCGTCGGCAGGGGGATGCTGGCAATCTTGTCGGCGAGTTCGGGCGTACCGACCACCGTACCGCCGGGCGAATCAATCTCAAAGGCGATGCGCTTGACGGCAGGGTTTGCGAGTAACTCGTCAATCTGTTCGCCAATCTCGCCCATGTCAGAGGCCCCGGTCATCTTTTCAAACTTGGTAAGACCCATAGCCAGGAAGCCTGACAGCTGCACGACGCCAGTGCCGCCCTGGGTAACGTAGGGCTTAATGACCGGGTTGAAGAACATATCGAGCACGCCGTCGATGACGCCGTACTTCTCCGCGTACTTCAGATGGTTCGCGGCTTTGATGGGATCGCAGAGCATAGGCGCTCCGCTTAGTCCTTCGATGATGCACTTCATGGGGTAGAGGGGGGAGGAGGTAGGTCGAGGTTTTCAGCCACCGCGTCAGGCGTCTGGCTGGAGGTCTGGCCCTGTTGGAGCCAGTTGAACTGCGACTGGTAAAGCATCCAAAGGGGCAGGCCACGGTCCTTGGCTTTCTGCACGCGCTTCTCGGCTTCGACCGCTAGGGCTTCCAGCGTGTCGTCAAAGGTAACGCCCTTCTTGCCGAGGATAGCCTGGGCAGTGGTAAGACCCATCTGCAGGTCGGCGCGGTCTTGCGAGGCTTCGCGGCCAGCGTCCACGGTGATGTCGCGGGGGGTAATCCACGTCTTACGGTTGAAGTCCGGGTCGTCGGGAATCTTGCCCTTGGCGATGCCGTCGGCGATGACGTAATCGTAAACACGGTCGAGGCTATCGATGAGAATCGACTGCCACTTGCCAGCCCAGCGGGACACACGGCCAGCGACCAGTCGGACGGAGGAACCGCCGAGGACGCCAGGGGTAACTTGATATTCGTAAGGGAGCAAGCGGACGATGTCGCGCTCGATGGCGGTCATCATGCCCATCCATGCAGCTGAGGGGCGAGTCTGAGCGAGCTGGGTCAGGTCCTCGTTGGTATCAACCACCAGCATCTTGCCACCCATCTGGCTGGCAATCTTCTCGCATGAGTTAGCGTCGCCGGAGAACTTGGCAGCAGGGTCGTCTTGCAAAACGCCACCCTGCTTCTTGAGGATGAGCGTGTGGTCGGCCCCAGTACGAGCAGCCCTGACCTCTAGGCCGAAGACCTCAAGGTGATCCTGGACAGAATTGAGACTCGATTGCAGCACCGCATAACCGCGCACCGCAGAGGGGCGGTCGTACTCCATAATCTGGAGCATGGCCGAGGCAGGGACATAGCGGTCCTTGCTGGCGTCGCCAACGTAGACATTCCAGCCGGTGATTTCTCCAAAGGTTCCTAGGTACGCTCCGTCCACGTTAGTGTTGTTGAACGCATCGCGCGGAGTCCCGACGCGGTGGGCTTCCAGAATTTGGACGGCTGGAACCCCGGTCTTCGGGTCGTTAGTCAGGATGCCGAAAGAGTCACCGTCGATAATCGCCCCAGACATCCACATGGTCTGAAGCTGGCCGAGGTTATAGCGCCGGGTGAGGTCGCAACGCACCGACCAGTCGCGGAAGTATTTATCGTAGGCCGCAGCGGTCTTGGCGTTCTTAGCCAGGGACTGAGCCATGAGGCCGTCACCGACAGAGATAAGCACAGCCTCGTCCACGCACTGCTTGTAGATGGGACTATTACGCACAGCCCAGCGGGACTTCGCCATCATGGCGGTCCGCGTCGCAGAGTTAACTTCGGTGCGCTGATCGGCGACCCCACCGATGAACAGCATCCGGCGAGCGCCAGACTGGGTCGTGCTCGCGAACTGCGAGTAAGATGCCGAGGGTTGCTTCTTAGCCGCCTTGGCTTTGGAGGTGGATTTCTTTGGAGCCATTAGAGGTCAACCCGCGAATCCCAGTTAACCTGAATGGAGGTATGAGCACCGCCATAGCGTGAACTGTCGATGCGGGATAAAGCGTAGTTAATCTCTAGGATGCGGGTAGCAGGGGGCATCCCGAACTGCTTGTTAACACTCGTGCCGGAGTCCGAGTACGAGGTCACAGCCTTGCCTAAGTCGGCAAGGGCATCGGCTTTGTATTGCAACAAAGTATCCTCCGGGACGCCTACGTAGATGCCTAGGGCCATATAACTATTGGGGGGCAAGTAAGGTTTGCGGTTCGTCCCTGCCGATCAGACCCCAGCGCGCGGCGATGAGCATCCCGAGCAGTTCACAGTCTAGGGCGTGGTTATGCTTAACCCCTTGGCGTAGACGCCAGATAGGCTTACCCGCCTCCTTCGTCCTGATCTCCGAGTCAAGTTGGGCAATGTATTCGGGCAGGGCATCACGAGCAAACGTGAAGACGCGGCGAGCGCGCGTTCCCCAGAATAAATCCTTACCGCTCAAATTGGACCACACGACCAGCGTCGTCGGGTTGCGAACCCCTGGCACGTGGATGGCGGTCGGGGTGTTGTAGAACCTACGCACCGCGTCACCGGCCTTAGTCTTGACGTTGAAATACTCCTGGCCTGAACCCTTGGCACACTGCCAGCCACGAGAGGCGCACTGCTTGTAAACCTCCTGAGTCGAGTTGCCGTCACCAGAGTCTACCATGACGAGCTGCGGGTGGACGCCATGCTTTGCCACTAGGGCATCAACTCCGCTCCAGTCCGTCAGGCCATCGGTGCTCATAACCTTGCCGAACCAGACTAGGCGGCTATGCCCGGTACGCGCCCACTGCCTGAGCACGACCCACAGGTGATCCCCCTGACAGTCCACGGCCATCGTCAGGAACTTAACCGAGCCATCAGGCGCGTCGGCCTTGTCCACGATCTGGCCGCGTGGGCCGATGTAGGCCACCGCTTCCCAGGGGTCTGCCATGGCGTAGTCCGAGGACTCGGTGCTTACCACAAGTGAGCCTGTATCGTCACTCCAGGGCTGGGCCAAATATTGATTCTTAAAAATTTTGCGGGGTGTTATATCGCCCAGCTCCGCTACCTGTTTCGCCTTAATCGTATCCACGGCCAAAGACCCCCAGCTCGTAGAGGCCAGAGCGTTGACGTGCAGACCGACGTACCCGGCCTTCTCGGCGTGGCCTGTAGCTACAAACCCAGCGCCGCGTTCGACCTCATTGCAGATAGTCCGAACCTCGTCATTGTCCTCAAGCCTGACCTTGCACTTGGAGCACTCGTAGGTCGTGCCGTTCTGGACGGCCTCAAGGTCCCAGCCGTCAATCCCCTTCGCCCCTTCGGGGAATCGGATGTAGTCCCAGAGGAACGGCTGCCGATGCTGGCACGTTTCCACCGGGCAAACAAAATGCCACTCCCGCTGGTCGGTCATCAGGTAGAACTTCCAGAACTCAGCGCCTTGGCCTTCGATGTCCCCTGGCTGACTCTCGTACACGGCCTTCGACGCGAACGCCGCCGCCTTCAGTCGGCTCATGCTCATGGCGATTGCGCCGTTAGGCCACTGCCAGATTTCCGATCCGAGGACGTAGCGGACGTGCAACGACTGCAGGTGCTTCTCGGTCGAGGCCGAGCGGTTGTGAATCAAGCACCCATCCGCAAACCGTAGAGTGCCTGACTTGTCGTTATCGTCGGCGCTCATCTGCGAACGGATGTCGGCCACCTGCTCGAACAAGGGCCGCAGCTCGTTCAGGGTAAACCCCTTGGCCTTGTCCTGCGAATCGAGGTAGATAGCCATAGACGCCCGGCGGTTTGCCATCAGGTAAGTCGCAATCAGTTTCAGCGTCAGCGTCTTCCCGCAGCCGATTGCCCAGGGCATGAACATCCGGCTAGTCGTCGGCTGGTTGAAAATCCGCACCGCCTCGGCAATCCACGGCCAGCGCTTCGGGTTGTACCCACCGTCGAACACGCCCGCAGGAATCTTCTTAACGTTCTCCTTCAGGTACGCGACCGGGTCGCTCAAGGCCGACGGCCTGACGACCGCAAGTCCCTCCTGGAACAGTTCCTCGGCGTTCATGCCTTCGGTTCCTCAAACACTCCGGCCACTCGGGCAACCTTCTCGCGCGCTTCCCTTGCCCATTCGGTCAGGACGCCGATGGACTTGATTGGGTCCTTCGGGTTGCAGTTCTCACCGCACTCTGAGCCAAGCGCGTCTAGTCGCTCGACGATCAGGCCAGCCAGACGGAGCATGGCTTCTCGCGCTTCGACCGCAGGAATCTGCTCGCGGCTGAACACTGATCGGCGCTCCTGCTCTTCGCGTAAGGCGATGGCCTGCTTCAAACTCTGGTTGTACGTGACCTGCGCGTAACGAGCCTCGGCATCACCGGACCTAAGAAGCCGTTCGTACTTCTCACGCGAGAGCACGACTAGGCTTTCATGCTTGGCAATCGTCTCGGCGAAGTTCGCGTCGGGGATTCCCTCCACGTCTAGCTCGGGCCTTTCTTTTTTGGGTCGCCCTGGCTTGCGCGCCGAACCAGCCGGTTCAGAATCAGGCGTTTTTTGCTCGTTTTCAAAATCCATGTTTAAAAAAACGACGGGGTGACAAGCCA